AATATTGAAATATAGTCATTCATCATTCTATAATTAGAAAGGTAATTGGCTACGTTTTGTCTTAATGTGTTAGATACCAAGTTTGTTAATTTACCTGATGTATCATAAGATAAAAGTTGAATTAAAATTTTGTTGTCGTTTTCTGTTATTGATACCTTAGCTGGTGCACCAAATTCAGATGGCATATTTCTAATAATTGATTCATAATCTTGAACAGTTACCGCTCTTTTTTGTGCTGAAAAGTTAAATGAAACGTAGTTTCTAATTTCTTCTAATGAAGGAACTCCTGCTCCACCAACAGCTGCTGTAACGTTATTAGCCCTTAAAGAGTTAACAACAGATGAGTTAGTCAATTCAGAAGGACCATTAACATAAAAAGAAACTGTACCAATTTGATTAATAACATTAGTTCCTAAATTTGTTGCCAAACCACCACCAACTCTGTATTGAACAAATAATGTTGAATTTGGAATTAATGTAGAACCTAATGAAAAGTTATTCATATATCTTTGTAAATCTAAAGTTGCACCTACCGTTGTGAATTGATTAAGTGCGTCTTGGGCTGTGTTTGTTCCACCACCAAAAGTCATTTTCTTAAATCCTTCGGGTGTAAATTCACTGATAAATCTATTTGATGTTTGTATGTATCTACCAACTTTAATACCAGGTTGGTCTGAAACCTTTGTAGGGTCTTCAACAAAAACTCTATCTTCTGCTAAAGCGTCTACTTCATACCATCTATTAGATGCTCCTAAAAATTCTGCAGCTGTAGGTGTGTTTGTATATTCTGTACCACTTTTTAATAGAACACTTGTAATACCTAAAACATTTTTTTCAGGTAAGAATAATTCAAAAAATGGAACCACATCATTTGGTGTAATAACTCTTTTGAATACTTTTGTGATACCATTTACAACAAGTTCTCTTTTAGTAATTGTATAATTTATTAATACATTGTTGGCGTTGAAGTTAGGTATTTTTAATCTGTTCGGATAACCTTGAGCATTATATGGTGATGAAAAATCAACATCGTAAATATTTTCAAATACAATTCCCGCTCCTGTTACTTGAGAACCTCTTGTTAGAATACCAAGATATCTCTCATCTTCTTTATCTCCATAAGCTGGAACTGTGATTGAGAAATCAACTAAAGCAACTGAAGGTCTTTGTCCTGGTAATTTTAAACCATAAGTCCTGGCAATATTATAAATTGAAGACCTTTGTTGTGCATATTGTAACACAGTCTCTTGAACACTTCTATCTATATGATAGTGTAAGTTATCGGCAACAGCGGCATTTAAATCAATAAAAACTGAAAATACTGATGCGTCATTAAAATCCTGAATTAATTCTGGATAGTATGTCCTTACATAATTTAGAAGCTCGGTTCTTATACCTTCAAAATCTCTAGTTGTATACGATATTTTACGATTAGCCATTATTATTAAATATTGATGATTACAAAATCACTTTGTGCAAAAGTATTTTTGTTGTTAGAGTAGTCTATTTTAATTTTTGCAGTATATTCAGCGGTTCCTTTACCAGGAAACCTATATATTGGTGAACTACTTGTACCAGCTGTTGCTTGTCCTGTACTTAAATCATATTCTTCCATTGGGTCTAATGGAGTTATTGTAATATTATTTAATAGTAGGTTGGGCATAAATCTTCCGACCGCATCTCTAATATCGGATTGTATTGCGTCGAAAGTCAAACCATCAAATGGTTCAAATAAAAATTCATATAATCTTGTACCAAAATCGGGTAGAAAATATCTTGAACCCTTTCTTGTTAATAAAAGATGTATTAAATCTGCCTTAATTTCTTCTGATTCTAATTCTGTAAGTTGGAGATAATCTCCTTTAATTGAATTTTGAAACGGGAAGTTCAAACCATATGTTACTCCTGCTGCCATATAACATAAATATACATGGATTATTTTTTTCTTAAAGAGCTTGTTCCCTTAGTATGTTTTGGGTCGTAAGGGCAATGTCTGCAATAATTACCACAACAACTCCCTCTTTTTTTGTGAAACTCTTCTGTGAAAATAACTCTATCACCTTCCATATAATAATGAGAAGGGAGAAGTTTATTAGACTCCTCCCTCTTATTATTATCTATTTCCTTTAATTGAATAGTAGATTCCATTAATAATGTTTTGAACTAAATTATCTCTCATGATTTTAAACTAGTGTAACTTCACAAGCTCCACCCGCGCATGCTACCTCTCCACTCAAGTCAGTATCATCATCCATTTCAACAATTTTTGATAAATCAACATCATGAAGAGTCTTCATTAATTCTTCGTATTTTTCTTTTGTACAATCTTCAAACGGTGCTTGAATATATGTTCCGCCATCATAAGGTAATACTGAAAGTCCATTGTAAGATTCTTTATTTTCCCACATCCACTCACCAACTGCTGGCCACTCATGCTCTCTAATTGAGATTGTTGCCGATACGTTGTGTGCATTATTTCCATTTCTATGACCAGGTTTAATCCATTCTTGTTGAACTTTTTTAACTCTTTCCAATAATTGGATTGGTGATTCGTTTCTTAAAATTGACCCTTCAGGTGCTTTTTGTGGTATTCCAATAACCGCAGTATCGTGTGGTCTAAAATATTCATCCTCAACTAATTCAGGATGATTATTTTTTAAATGTGAATAAATTGCTTCATTCTTGCCAACTCTAACTCTTCTCACATAATATTCATTATGCCATGCGTGAATACCTGATGATGTACCTAAAGTCAATGATGTAGTTCCCGCAGGTTTAACTGTTGTTGTTCTTGCCGATACGTTAATATTCAATAATTCTGCAACTCTTTTGTTTTCTTCCTTAACTACTTTTGCCGCTGATTTCATATTTAAACCTAAAACAGCTCCTGAACCGATACCTGTCATTGATATTCCAATCAATGCGTCTTTCTCGGTTGTTCTTTGCCATATCGGTCTCAAATAGTGAAAGTTAGTATATCCCGCTTGTAATGTTCCAATAAAAGATGCCGCTCTAACTCTATCTTCATAATCTTCTTGTGATACAACGTTAGATACGTTAACCTCTGTGAGGTTACAGAATTGGAATGGTCTTAAAGCAATTTCACAACAAGGATTAGTTCCCCAATCTTTATCATTACTTAGGTAGATACCAGGTTCTCCTGCCCCACTCGCTTCAATTCTCTTCCATAAGTCCATGAAGTATTCTTTGGTAATTTTGTGTCTCATCAAAACTGCGGAGTTATTAGCTCTACCTCTTTGTGGATTTGTTTCCCACCATGCTCCACTCTTACATCCAATCATTTCTTCGTCAGTTGCTGAGAATAATGAAATAAGTGCTGCTCTTCTGATACCACCAGCTAATACCGCATCTGCAATATGACAAACGATATCATGTACTTCAATTGGTTTCAATTTTTCACCTCCTTCTTTTGAATCTAAGATTCCCTCAACTTTAATTAAACATTCTTTCAATGGTTGTGGTCCAGGTGCTTTACCACCTGATGTGATAAGTCTTGCACCTTTTGGTCTGATGTCACTGAAGTCAAATTCAATTTTTGAACCACCGAAGAAATATGATTTAACTAATACTTTAACAGCATCAGCCCATCCTTCTATTGAGTCGGCAACTAACCATCTTCTACCTCTTTCTTTATTTGGTTTTCTGATTTCAGGTAAAGCATCAACGTGATGTTTTTGTACTGAGTAACCAACACCTGTTCCACCTAAAAGTAAGAACATTATTTCAGAGAACACTCTCCAATCATCAATCGGTGCAAAGGCACAGTTGTAAATTCTGTTAGGTGAGATTTCAATTGGTTTTCCTGCGAACTGCATTGACCTCATTGAGGGTAATACTTGTTTTTTGAAAACGTACATGTAATTCTCACGAATTTCTTTTTCTAATTTAGGATATTGCTTAATATGCATCTCCATGTTTCTTGAAACTAATTCTTGCCAAGTTTCTCTTCTTTTTAGTTCAGGGATATACTTTGCGTATTTCATATACACAGTTATATCCGATAAAATTCTGTTTGAAATGTCCATTTTTGTAAATTTTAAGGTGTAGTTATTTTATTAAAAAATCAACGATTTTTATGATAAATATGTGGTCGAACACCAAGCGACCAACAATTTAGATTAAAAAAATAAGTTTTTTTTTAAAAAAGTAGATATTTAATTAAATTGATTTTTGTTGCGCTTCTCTTTCTTTTCTTTTTTCTAAGAGCTCTTTAACTCTATCTCTTTTTTTCTCTTCTTGTTGTCCTTCAAAACCTAAGAATGTTACTGAAGATTCGGTGTCTATTTCAAGAAGTTCGTTATTAAATTTGCAGTTTTCAAATACAACTCCGTCTTTACCAAGACGTGACTTTGTGATGGCAATCGTTGCTAAGTTCATCTCTTTTTGTACAAGAGTCTTAGCTACTGTTATGATTACGTGTCCCACTTGAGCCTTCTTAATTGAACCTCCCATTTGGTCAGTAGTTACAACTTCAGATGAAATTGAACTTCTGTTACCTTGTGTTGCTGTCCAACCAACAAGATTCAATTCGTGACACATCGCTTCAAATCCCCTCATTACAGAACCCTCAGCTTTCCATTCATCCTTAGCACTTGATTCAGGTAATACACAATCAATATAGTCTAACAAGACTAAGTCAATCTTATTTCCATCGGCAATCATTTTTCTAACCTGATTTTTAATTTGACCCATAGTAGTTGTATCAGATGCAAGTTTTTTAAGAATCAATTTGTTTTTCATTGTATCTTGAATCTCACCAATCTTTTTTAATACCTCATCTTTGTGATTTGCCAAATTATCAGGTTCAATACCTGTCCATATTGTGAAGTGCTTTCTTTGAACAATTTTAGGATTGTCCTCAAAAAATATTTGAAGAACATTATACCCCAAGTTAAAGGCAGTATTTGCAATCTTGGTCAGGATTGTGGTTTTACCAACCCCCGTAGGAGCTAATATAACTCCAATCTCACCTTTGGCTAATCCACCCTTAAGAAGATTATCAAGACCTGCAATACCCATCGGAATTGGATGTCTATAGTCCTCATCCAATACTGTATCAAGTCCCATGAAGATATCAGTAACATCTTTTTCAATTTCACCCACCTGAAGTGCTTCTCTAATCAAACCTTCCACTTTGTCGTAAGACTCAAAATCACCCTCAGTAATAATCTTCTGAGACTTATCCATCGCCTTTTGTAACTCTTGTTGTTTACAGAATTTCAATGCTTTTTCTTGTACAAAATGTGTACCCTCAAATGGTGCATCTTTGACTTGTTTTAGAGTATCCAAAACAATCTTTGCAACCAATTCCTGTGAAATTTCTGATTTAACAATCTGTTCCAACGTATCAAAGTTTGGACAAGATTCGTACTTCACATAATACTCTTTTATCATTTGTAAAATGATTTTAAAGTATTTGTTATCGAAGTATGAACTCTCAATTACATCAATAATAGATGATGCAAAATCTTTATCTTCGATAATTTGGTTCAATAATTGTATCTGAAAAGTGTTCCCTAAGTAGTCAAAATTTTTATTCATGTTTGTGTTTCGTTCTCCCCTTATTATTAAATACTTACTTGCTCAAGTCAAAATCCAAATACTCGTAAGTTAATTTCCTGTTTGAAAAAATGTCAGTCAACTCTCTCAAGACATCTTTCAAAAATGGTCGTACATCAACCGTATAACGAACTTTTGGTGGAAATAATTTTCCGTCGAAAATTCTATGACAAATTGTCTGCTCTCCAACCTTAACAAAAAGGTTAAAAACTTCAGGTCCATCAGTGAACGATGTGTTCATGATACTTGGGTCGCTCTCAATCGAGCTTCTGTTATCCATCATATAGATAACTGTTTTCATCTTTAGATAGTACTGAAGTTCTTCTTTTAGAGACTTCATGAACTCATACAACTCTAAAGAGTTTTTCGCCTTTGGGTTGAACCCTCTAACGTTGAAGAATCTTTGAACAACGATGTTATCGTTAAGTGTCAAAAGAAACTCCATTTTGGTGCTGTCCATTTCTTTCATAGCGTTTAATTTCTGTTTGTTTTTTAAGTTGTTTTGAAAATATCGTTAATTTTTTTTGTGATACCTAATTCTTCGTCTTTATAAAAAATTACAGTATGTTTTGATTCTGGTGTTTCATCTGTGAAATAATATAATGCCAAAGAATACCTTTCAATTCCTTCTGGCGTGTTTAATGGGATTGGATGTCCATGTGGCGCATCATCAATATTGAAAATAACAGCTCTATTGAATATTGGTTCTACCTCTATTTTCTTTTCCCAAGTTTTTTTATCCCAAAGTTCAAGATTTCCCTCCCACTCTTTTTTCCAGTTTTCATTCAAATAAATCAAAAGATTCAACTTCCTACGTTTCATTGTTCCTGGATGTATATTAAAATCAATATGAACCGATAGCTTACCACCGTTTGATATTTTATGAATACCTCCACCTAATAAAAGTGGGTCTCTGTATAAGTTATTTAATCCTGTTAATTCTTGTAAAAAATTAATAACCGATTCACTATTCAAATAGTCAAATATCATATTGGTTATTGGTATTTTTTTTGGAAAATCTTCAATATTTGAATCAAAATTAGGATAAAAAAATTTGTTGACTTGATATTCTTCAACCCATTTTTCCTGGTTATGAAACCATTCATTGTGATTCTTTAATTCTGTTACACAACTTTTAAGTAAAAACTCAGGTAAAAAATTATCAATCACAATATAAGGGAAGGGATTTGCTGTTTGGTATTGAACCTTTAATTTATCTGATAAACTATAATCTATCATAATTTTCTTTTTTCTTTTCTTGTTAATTTCATAAAAGGGGTGAGGAAGTTTACCCAAGCGTTGTCATCCTTAGGTAGATACTTAAAGAGACCATCTTCCATCATCATTCTCATTAAGTTTTTGTAACCCCTATCGGTGGGGTCAATTATGTCTGTGATTATTTGTTCAACTAATGTCTTTCCATCATCTGTAATCAATGGGTTCGTGAGGTCAACAATTTTTTTGTTTGTGATATAAAACTCTTCTCCAAGTATAGTTGATTTTGTTTTACCAGTCAAAAGATTTGATAAAGTTTTAATAGGTTTCTTTTGCGGGATATTTCGTGCAATATCGAGTAATTCTTCCACAGTGCAGGGTTTTTCCTGCACTTGAGGGAAATACTTTATTAAAGTTTTTTCTCCGAGACCTTCGATACCATCTATGTTATCTGATTTGTCTCCTGTGAATATTTTACAAAGTAAAACATTATAATGTGGAATGTTAACCTTATTAATGACGATATTATCCCCATTACCGAAGTATTGCTTTGAGATGGGAGAATACACGCTGATATTCTCGTTAATCAACTGGGTAAGGTCCTTATCAGCTGAGAAGATGATTATCTGCTCATCGGTAGCAATCTTACAATAATAGGCGATAAGGTCATCTGCCTCATTATCAATCATTTCAACTTGTCTTACAAAAATTTCTTCGAGGTATTGTTTAACCCTTGATTGTTGATTAAGATACGACTCGTACTTGTACTCATTCATATCTTGGCGTCTGTTCGCCTTATATTGTGGGTAAATTGATTTACGGATGGAGGAATTGGAATCCCAAAATACAACCACCTTATCGTGGTCATGTTCTTCTAAGAATTTTCTAAGGATGTTTATAAAGTGATAGATTCCACCTAAATGGTCTCCATCACTGTATAAATCTCTTACTCCGTGAAATCCTATTTTGAATAAATTGTTTCCGTCTACTAAAAGTGTTTTAGTCACTTTGTTAAATTAGAGGTGATAAAAATTGTTTCTTACTCGCTGATATCATCAGTTGTTTCTTCTAAGGTTAACTCACCAGTTCCTGATAAGATACCGTTCCAATATTGGGAATACTCTTTCTTATAAGATTCCAAAGCTTCTTTAGTATCTTCAATATATCCTTGTGGTACTGCAATTAACTTTCCATCATTATACCCCAAACCATTTACGTGGTTCTTCAATATTGAAATTTTAGTTCTGATAGCATATCTCACAGTTCTTCCTCCTTTGGTTGCCGTGATATGGTTGATACCCGCACTTGCTTGATTACCAAATAAGAATACTAATGAAGATGCTAACCATAACGCCTCTCCACCTTTTGCTTTGATTGTAGGTTGTCCAAACGGATTGTCGGGAAGAGCAACCCAAGGTTGATTAACAACAACTAAAGTATTGTAATATGCATAATCTTCTTTCTTTGATTTAGAAATTCTTGAATGAACTCCCATACCAATTTTGTCAGCAAGTGTTGCAGCGTTATGTTGCTTACCACCCTTACCATCGAAGGTCATCTTACAAGGGATTGAACCTACAGAATCCCAAAGGAATAAAATAGATTGTTGTATTTCACCTTTCTCTTGAGCATCTAACACTTCATTAATGAAATCTGTTACTTGTTCAATATAGTCAAAACTGTCGTTGAAGATGAAATCACCATCCCACTCACCGTCAGAATTCTTTTTAGCACCCAAACCTAACTCAACAGCATGTTCCCAACTCCACTTCTTTTCGGTAATGATAAAGACAGGTAAATGACCTTTCTTTTGTGCATCAGCAGCTGCTAAAATCATAGCAGTTGTTTTTGAACTATTACTATGTCCCAAGAACATATTGATGCCACCCATAACAGGACCTGGTAATCCACTGGCACTTAAGAACGCTTCACCACAAAAATAGTAGCTAGTTTCTTTATACTTTGTTTTGGTTGAGAATTTATCTTTGAATCCTCCAACCTCTTTTTTCTTAATTCCCGCCATCTTCTATTCTTTTAATGCTTGGTAATTTATTTGTTTTGTTTCGGTTGTAGAATATTTTATCCTCTTCATAAAGTTCACCTATTTCATCTTCATGGAATGTTATTAGTTTGATAATTGACTCACCTTCACCACCTTCTTCTTCTCTTAACATACCGAATAAAACGGTATCACCAATTTGTTTAGGTCTACCTGAAAAGTATCCTTTATCTTTTAATTGACTTAATAACTCATAAGATATCGTCTTGTTATCTCTTAACTGTAAGTCAACTTCTTCTTTGAATGTCATATTATAGATTAAAAAGGGTGGAGTATTATCTCCACCCGTATAATTTAGAATGGCAAATCTGAATCCACATCAGCATCTGCTTGTGGGTCAACCACTTTAGATGGTGTTGATTTTTTAGTTCCACCAAAACTTTCTTCAGATACAGTTGCATCTCCGTAAACATACCCACCTTTATCGTTATCCCATTTTGGAGTTTCTCCTCTTGCGATAGCTTCAAGATATTCTACAGGTTTTTTACTATATACATCATTCCATGTTAACTCGTCATTAATCCAAGCATTTGCTTGTTCTTTTTCTTCGTGAACAGGACCTTGGTCTTCATACATAATTGTTGATACACTTGTATACTCTTTACCAGCAGGTGTTTTAGATTTTGTTAACTCGATGATTAAGTCACGTCCTTTTTCAGGGTCAGTGATGTCGCCTTTGTTTCTCCAAATAGGAATGATTTTATCCAAGATACCATCATTCTTGTAGTTGTGTTTGAATCT